TGTATGTATTACAATCTCACAATAATTAGTTCCCACTAACTCTCACGTGAAATAATAAGTACTCTATTGAGTACTTATAAATTAATATAAATTAATAAAACTAATCTGGTCGAATGATTCATTTTTATGTCGAGTGTTATTTCTGATGAAGCAGAAATATACGTTGTAAGATAGAAAATACCGTTTGAAGCGTGGCACCCAATATTATTAGTTAAATTTCTAATAGCAATTAGTTTATTGTTTGCCCCTGTTCCACCGTTAGCAATAGGAACTACCTGATTTTTGTGAAAAACATTATTAGACAGTGTATCAATATTCGTCTGTAGTTGAGCATCTGCATTTTCTCTAGCAGTTTTTTCAGTATTAATATTGTTTTGTAACTGTGTATCAGCTTCACTTCTTTGTGCTGTTTCTTCACTTATAGTGTTACCTGTTTCATTTATGATATCAATTAATTCATTAATTTTTTCCTGTCAGTTTGCATAGTACTTCATAGTATGACAGTGAATTATCATAAGCAAGAGGTAATACTTTTTGGCAATAGCAATTCTCAAATAATTCTGTTTTATTGAAATTATTATCTTCCATATAAATTCCTTTCTTTAATGTATTAACTTTATTATTCAGTACGTTCCCAAATATATACTGCTAAATATGGTTGCATATTGTTGTGTGCTTTTGAACCACCTGCGTAGGCTGTATAAGTATCTGGTCCATCAGCTTTTAGATGTGATTGTGCAGCAATATTTGTGTCTATTCCATTATTTTGTAAATCATTGTACCAATTTACTCTACTTGAAGAGTGTCTATGAGTAGGCATTTCTTCAATAGTCAAGGTATGTGTTGATTCACCACCTGTTGACCCTAATGGATAGGTATCATTCGCACCAATCAAGCACCTTCCATTAGAAGTCTTTCTCCATGTTCCACCCCATGCAGTCTGAGGATTGAAAGTAGAACTTGTACTGATATAGATAGAACCTACTGGGTAAAGTGTTTTCCAGTATACAGCAAGCATAGAATGCAAGGTTCTAATTTGAGTAGTATTATTATTAACATTTGTAGTAAGTGATGATATATCAGAAGTATTGTTATTAACCTTTGTAGTAAGTGATGAGATATCAGATGTATTTTCACTAACTGCTGTTTGTAGACTTCTTACATGTTGTTTCAGCTGTGTTACATCTTCTCCGACAAGACTAGCAGACTCTTTAGCTTCATCAGCATACTGTTTCGCATTATTAGCGCTTGTTTGTGCTTCGCTTGCTTTTGTAGTAGCTACTGTAGCAGACTGTTGCGCACTGTTCGCTTTCTGTGTTGCTGTATTCGCTGACTGTAAAGCACTTTCAGCCTTTTCAGTCGCTGTAGTTGCGCTAGTCTGAGCAATGCTTGCCTTTTCAGAAGCTGTGCTAGCTGACTGTTCCGCAATATTTGCTTTCTCAATCGCAGTGTCACGAGCTTCTACTGTTTGATTGTAAACAGTAACAACGTCATTTGCATACTGCTCAGTAGCCTGTTTCAATGTGAGTACTTCATCACGCATAGTAGTTACAGAAGCTACTGCTTCTGTAGCAACTCTAGCACCTTCAAGCACAGCTAAGTAGTCGGAATGTACTTCATCTCTGATGTTGTTATTGATTTTAATTAACTCATTCAGTTTCTGTTGTACCTTGCATAGCACTTCGTAATAGGATAGTGATTCATCATATACTAATGGTAATACTTTCTGACAGCAAGTAGTAATTTTATCTATTTTCGTCATTCTGATTCTCCTCTAAGTTGTTCACAATATCAACTAGTTCATTTACCTTATCTGTAAGTTTACAGATTGCTTCGTAATATGATAGTGAGTTGTCATATACCAATGGTAATACTTTCTGGCAATCGCAGACAGTGAATAATTCCTGTTTTTCAAAATTCAAATCACTCATATATCTTCCTTTCTATATACATTATACCATATACTATAACATTTTACCACAACTGAAAGAACAAATCATTCAAATCTTCAATAATAAGGTCATCAATGTCAGTGTAGCTGTCTACAAGTTTGTTGTAGATATTGATATATTCCGAACCTCCATTCTTGCCAAGCAGTTTACGCACATAAGATTGTGTAGAGTTGTTACTGCCATTAGATGTGTTTGAAGATTCATTTGTCACAGACTGGGTAGTTTCAGCTGTACTTGAACCTGTTGCATTCGAGTCACTGTTCTGGTCTGAAGTACCTTTGTTGTGAGTGGCGCTTGACAGATACTGATTGTTTTCAATGCCAGTGAGTGCACCCTGTGGTGTGTCGTTCGCTGTCTGCCATGCATCAGAAGCACTGTGAGAAGTAGCACCACTTGTCGTATTTGAAGTATTTTTTGCTGTACCAGTAGTCCTGTTTGTGGAATTTCCTGAAGATGTGTTGGTGTTGGTGTTCGAACCGTTACCTTTATAATCTTCTGTCATGTCAGTAGTGAATAGAAGTTTGTCTTGGATATCCTGAAGATTCTTGTACATGAGATTGTACTTCGGCATGATAAGTTTCATACGGTCTCTCAGGAACATTTTCCATCTTCCCACTGTCTCACAGCAGATTTCTCTAGTGTAGTAGTGGCGCAGTATGTTTGCTTCTAGAGTAAGTCTGTAAGACTCATCAAAGATAGGATAATCAAAATCAAAAATCTTAGGTGCAGCAATGGCAATGATTTCTTCTGCATTGCCATTGTCGCTAGGTGTATCCGTGTTGTATGACTCACATATAAATCTAAGTTCAGTTGTATATTTACTCATGTGTATCGTCTCCTATATTTCCCTTTTCTCCTGACTGATTGTCTTTTGTAAAGTCCATAACTTCTTCTGAGAACTGATATTCTTCGCGGAAGTCACAGTCAATGTTCAATCCGAACATCTTATTGATTTGTTCACAAGCCTGTCTGCGAGCATTCAGTCTAGAGTAACGTGAAGCAACTGTACCACCCTGTGACCTTGTTACTTCGTCAGACACCATTCTTTCACGCTTCTGAAATGATACATTTGAAATACCAAGGTAAGTCAATGCTTCATTCCATATCTGCGTTTTCAGCTGGTAGATTTTATCAGCCACGTAAGGCGCCTGAGTTGACAGTACCTGTAATGCATTCATATCCAGCGATTTGTCAGCAAAGATAACTGGTGCATTGCCATCATACTCTTTGTAGAGGTTTGTAAGAGTAAGTCGCTGTTGCTCATTGCCTTTGATAAGGACAGGTGTTTTCTGTGCGTTTGCATTCACATCAATGATACGGTCTAGATTGTACAGACGTTTGGCAAACATTTTTACATCCAGCCAAGAATTTGTGTGTAGCATATTGTTGAAGATAATCACACTGTCCTTGTCAGTCAGCTGTTTCTGATAACCATTGACAGCAAATGCACGTCTGTTGATAGGGATACGGTACACATTCAGTTTTCCATTGATAAGGCACTGCAATGCAAGATAGTCACCAAGTTCATCATCCTTGAAGAATACCGCATGACCGTCTGTAAATAATACCATTTCTAGAAAACGATCATCAATACCTTCAGGAAGGTTCTTCCATTCAAACATTGATATTGACAGTTCCATGAGTCTATACGCATATTGCATATACGTATAGTTATTCATGGAGAGTGATTCTTCAAAATTAGTTTTTCTTCTTCCCATAAAGTTCCTTTCTATTTAACTCTGTTATCCAGTTCATAATGACCTACTTCTTCAAGATTGTTCCATGTTGTAATTCCATTGTCATAGATTGTCTTGATTGTTACCAAGTCAGTATTGTTGATATTGCCTTTGATATTGCATCCTACTGTTTTAAGATAACTCCAATGGTTTCTATTCTGTCTTTCAGGTACATACATTGAGCGCTGTGCATAACCGTACTTGTCAAAGTATGCATCAATACGTTTAGCGTATTCTACTTTTATATATTTTTCATACACTGTGAAACCCATAAGATTAAATTGGGCGTTCCATGTATCGTTCATCAGTGACCCACGCAAGTTGGATGGCTGGTGCTGTATATCCTGTTTCTTTGCCATCAGCTGTGCTGTTGCATTCTGATAGGCATTCAATGCGCTAAGCTGTGCATTCGTCTGCGCAAGTGTTGCATTCTTCATAGCTGTCTGAAACGTATTGGAAGAAATAGCTTCACTAGCCTGTCTGCCAATCTGTGAGTTCAGAAGCTGTGTGTTGATTTGATTTGCCTGTTCATTGTAGATATTCTGATTTGTTATTGTTTCTGTTGCACCAAGCAGACCACCAGCGATACCACCAGCGATAGCGCCACCTGCATTAAGACCTGAAGTAGCAAGTCCAGCCATAACGCCATAACCAATTTTGTTTGCTGTTCCTGCAACATCCCCAATCAGTGCGTTTGACTGCTGTGCGCTGTTGACAGCAAGGCTCGCTTTGTTGCTATTCTCAGCCTGAGTCAGTGCTGTATTCGCCTGAATGTGTGCGTTCGTTCTTGCGTTTGCTGCGTTCAGTCCAGCCATTGTATAGTTGTTTTCAGCAATAGCCATGTTTGTATCATATGTGTTTCCAATGGCATTGAGTGAAGCAGAATATGTATTCTTATTTTGTGCAAGCCAAACCTTGAATGTGTCTCCACTGAATGCACCTATAGGGTAAACATTGTATGATATTTTTTCAAAAATTACGCTACCACCAGTATCAGTTCCATACCACTTCAAGTAATTGTCAGGTGTTAAATTAGATTGTGGAACTGGTAGTATTCCTGTGAAGCATGTAAAATAATAATTGTAGTCTTTATCAGGTAACTTGTTATCTCTTGCTCTGAAGTTTTCATAATGAAGTTCCATTTCTTCACCAAGGTGATTTGTTACAGTTATAAAACTAAATGGATAACATAGTAATTTTTTGTTCCTTGGTGTATATTCGGAACCCATTGTATTACCTCTAGTATAATTTTTTGTCAAAGCTAAATGGTCAGGGCATGTGTAAATAGCGACAACGTTTGACTCTAGTCCGTTATTAATGAATTTGTTTAATCTTGACAGAACATCCTGTGCCTTTCCCTGATAATGATAGAGTGAAAGAATAATTCCGTCAGCTACCCCGGCACTTGGATGGTTTCCTTCAGGTGAAGTTGTAGCAAGTATTAAATACTCTTGGTCGTTTCCTCTACTGCAGGTTTCAAATGTCAATTTTACCTGTCTATTGTAGTCAGCACCTAGTTCCAAGCCTTCAGGTTGTGTATTTGCATATAGTACATCATCTTTGCTGTGCTGTCTGTCAACGAATGTCGGCATGAACTCATAGTCATAGCACCATGTCTGCATTACATCAAGGTCATAGTATACGTCAGTAACGTCATTGCTTACATATCCAATGCCTGTTATAAATGCATAGAACCATTTGTTTTCAAAGTTTGTATTCTTGAACATCAGATAGTTACAGTCAATCAGCTGTTCATACTTCAGTGCTACTCTGATAGTACCAAGCTGTGAGCGCTGATAGGAGTAGTCTGTCAGTGTATATTTCTTGTAAGCCATGAAAGCCTGTGCCTGTGTATCCTTGTCAGGATAATAGACAGTATGCTCATAGCTTTTATTCAGAGGAATATTATTTAAAATATAGATTGTCGTATTCGGAACAATGTACATAGTCTACCTCACTTTCTTATTATATTATACCATACAAAAGCATAATAAAAAGAACAGATACTATCTGTTCTTTACTGATTAACCCTTGGTAAGGGTAACTGTTGCACCTGCTGCGGAAGAACCATTGATAGTTGTTCCACCTGTATATGTTGCACCACCCATTTCAACAACAAGTGTAATTTCAGTTGCTACCTGTGAAGATGGGATAATCAATGCACCGTATTCATTGACTGCAATACTCTTTGTGACAAGTGTTTCAGTCTGAACAAATCTAGCTGTATTCGGTGCAAGTGTTGCACCGTCTGCCTTTGCTTCAAGTGTGAATACTGTAGCTTCAGGAGATACATCCTTGCTCATGATTTCAGCTGTGATTGTTTGTGGTAACGCAATATTTGCTGTACCAGCTACAAATGCAATTGCGTTTGCAAATGGTGAGTTACTGATTGTCTTCCATGTATGGTAGAAGTAGTTCCAGTACAAGCCACTTGCAACATACTTTTCTGTAAATTTTGTCGTGTTGTCGTAGATTTGAAACCAATCCTCATCCACGATAACTGCCTTGACATCTTTCATCAGTGCAAGTTCACCAGCTGTGACTTCTTCAATTCCGTCAGACTCTGCTCTGATTTCAGCAAATCGTTCATTGTCGAAAGTATCCCAGTCATCAATGAGATACAATGCACCCATGAAGTCAGCCTTGTCCATGTTGAATGCACTTGCAAGTACGTTCACATCAAACTGTGCATTGAACTTCGCATCCATGAAGATAATCTGTCTGTCTTTAGGTGTTGTATTCTTGACACCAGCTTCATTGTACTTGTCGCTCATGAATGGCAACTTGTTTGAAGCTGTTCTGAATTCTACTGCACTTTGTTTCAGGTCTGTGATATCACCAATGGACTGTGGATAGAACTTACCATGTGAGATAGCTTTGATAAGCATATACTTGGTTAACAGATATTCATCATACTCTGCACTTGTGTAGATACTGTCTGCGGTGCGTGCAATCATGTCTGTTACACCGTCTACAGACAAGAAAGCCTGTCTCAAATCTTCATCCTGAATCGTTGTCGGATACATGACACGCCAGTTCATTACATGGAATGCACTCTTTACATCAGGAAGTGTACGCTTGAACTCACGTTCAGCACCCTTTTCAGGTGTGTAGTATACTGCCTTTGTAATTCCAACAAAGATTTCTTCTACTGTTTCACCGAACTCTAAGTAACCTTTCTTGAGTCTAGCATATGGATTGTTGAATGTAGCGGAGCGAACCACTACAAGAGCAATTCTGTTGATAAGTGCATCCAAGAACTGGTTAGACAGTGCTGGATTTCCACAGATAATTTCACCTACTTTAGGAATGTCACTGTACTTTGTTACTTCAGGTACATCATTTTGATACTGATAGCCAGCGTTCTTACGAATGACATTCAGGATATCCAGTGTGGTAGCGTTTAATGTTGATTTTGCAACTCGTTTAGCCATAGTTTCTATTTCCTTTCTTCAGAAAACAAGTCATTGAAAGTTTCCTTTTCATCCTCGTTTTCTTCTTTCTTCTCATCAGCTGGTGTTGGATTGTTATCTTTCTTTTCATCATCCCCACCGCTCATGAATCGCTCTTTGTACTTTGTGCGCCACTCCTTATCGTTTTCTTCAAACTTTGCTTTCCAGTCTGTTTCGTCTTTCTGTTTCTCAGCAAAGTCCTTGAAGGTATCGTCTACATCTTCAAGAAGCTGAAGTGTAGCATCGTCTGTATTGTCCTTGACATAGTCACGGACAATTTTCAATAATTCTTCTCGTGTTCTTACTGCCATAGCAACTCCTTTCTTCCTATATTATATCACATTCTACGTCGTAAAGATATAGGGGAAATATAATACATAAGACTCAATGAGTCTCTTTTCCTGTACAGTGCTGTAATTGTATTGTCTCCATTTCCAAAAGTAAATGTTGTATTCATAATGTTTGGATTTGCAATCGTTCCATTTGTTGTACTTGCTATCCACTTGTAGAATACCAGTCCGCCACTTGGTTGGTCTGCATAGATATTTGTGACTGTTCCAGCTTCTTCTACATACAAATCAGCTCTACCGTTTACAACTGTCAGATTGTATTTAGGTGGTGCTGGTGGAGTCGGTGGAGCAATACCTGGATGGTATATGAAACCCTGAAAGCCACCTACTGTACCACCTCTTCGCTTGTATCCTGTTGATTTGTATCTTCTGACATATTCGAACACTGCTCTACCATAGTTCGATTCACTTACCATGATATCACCATTGTCGAATATCTCTTCTACAATAGCTACGTGACCGTATCCACCGCCACCCAAGCATAATACAGCACCGAGTCTAGGTTCCTGTCCTCTTTCGTATCCGTCAGCATGACCCCAGTATGTATTGGCATTGCCATTGCTGAGGTCATATTCACTCGTTACGCCACCGAGTTCCATCCATCTTCCGTGTACATACCCTGTACAGTTTGCAAGTACGGAACCACTCCATGCACTTGGACTTCCTAGAATCTGTGCGTTGCAGCCACCGTATCCAATTTTTGTCCAGCGTGGGTCTCCACTACTTGGAGCGCTTGTTCTTGGTGTATAACTCATGTCTTTCTTCCTCTTCTAACAGACTGAGAAAACATGCAAGCATGTAGTCCAGATAAATCATCAGTCCAATAAATGTCAGTACTAGAAACATCATGGTCTTGCATTGCTCAGATATGGTGCTACCCCACTGTTGTACTTGCCACCATATACATAGCCTTCCTTCTTTGTTACAGCATCCTGAACATAATACCAGCAGATATTTCCTACCTTTGCACCATAGCCATAGTAGTACAGTTTTCTTCCCTTAGGTGCTACTTCCTTGATTTTGCCAGTAGTACTTGGATAGTCACGCATATTCAATGCACACTTCGTTGTAAATACTTTAGGCTTCCTGCCATAGATACCTGAAAGGTTCCATGTCTTTACATTGCCACCTGAAGAATTTGTTGCCTTGTCAGCAACTGTAACTCTGTATTTGTCAGGCAGACAGATAAATCCCTGAAAGGCTGTATTTCCACCGTGTGACTTGTACCCTTTTCCATACTTGTAACATCTTACCTTTTCCCATCTGTTACCACCATAGTTGGACTGTGCAGCAACGATATAATCTTTGAAGATACCGACCACAATAGCCACGTGACCGTATCTTCCGTTCCAGCAAGCCACAGCGCCCAGTTCAGGAACACTGCTTCTTCTGTATCCGTCAGCTGTATATCCATACCACTCCTTGGCATTTCTTCTAGACAGCTTAGGTCTGACGCCCATCATTTCATACCAGGCACCCCAGCAGTAACCACAACAGTTAGGCAAAACTGACGTACCGTTGACTCTGATACATTCATTCACTCCACCTGAACTTACATGACGATAGTATCTGTTCGTGTAGTCAGGCTCTGTAATTCTAAGTACACTCATAATCTACTCCTCACTTTCTTCCATGTCCTGTGGTGTATCATTCACTTCTGTATCTGCCTTTGGAGTATCACTCTGATTCTGAAGTACATTCAAAGCATTAGACAATGCTTCAGGAACTGGAACATACTCTCTTAAATTCTCAATGCATGAGTAGAACTCCATTGCAATCAGACAGTACAGTGTAGCGTTGCTCACATAGCTGACCTTTAGAATATAGTCAAGACAGAAAGCAATCACCACAAGAATATAATCGAAGCACTTCTTCAGCATCCCTTCCTTGAATCGACTTGACTTCAAATCGTGTGAAAGAATTGCTTTGATAATACCTGTAACAATGTCAAGCGCAATTGCAATACTCATTACCGCAATTGCCCCTTCGTTCATCTGAATCATTTTAATCACATCTTCCATAGTTTATAATGTATCCTTTCTATGATATAATTATAACATAAAGGATGGTATATTTATATATGGAGACTGTTTATTATGATGGAACTAAACTCCTTTCAATGAAAGATATCAATGGCAATACGCCTGAAATATTCATGGTAACATCAAACCGTACAGCTGGTAAAACAACTTACTTTGGAAGACTGCTTGTCAACCGCTACCTCAAATCAGGTGCCAAGTTCATTCTGCTCTACCGCTTCAACTATGAACTGGATGACTGCGCTGAAAAGTTCTTCAAGGACATTCAGAAGCTGTTCTTCCCTCTCTATGAAATGCGGTCTGAATCACGTTCCAAGGGAATCTATCATGAACTGTATCTTGTAGACAGAAAGTATGATGATGGAGACAACACCGGCTGTTCATGTGGATACGCAATCTCACTGAACAGTGCTGACCAAATCAAACGTAATTCACATCTTTTCTCGGATGCTGAAGCAATGCTCTTTGATGAATTTCAGTCCGAGACTAATCACTACTGCAGCAATGAAGTCAACAAGTTCATGTCTATTCACGACTCTATCGCACGTGGCAATGGCAAGCAGACACGCTACCTTCCTGTCTATATGCTTTCAAATACTGTATCAGTTATCAATCCGTACTATGTCGCAATGGGGATATCAAAACGCCTTTCAACGAAAACAAAATTCCTTCGTGGCAATGGATTTGTACTTGAGCAGGGATACAATGAAAGTGCATCCAAGGCAATGCGTGAGTCAGCATTCCATCAGGCTTTCAATGACAGCAAGTATGACAGATATGCAACGACTGCTGCCTACCTGAATGACAATTCTGCTTTCATTTCAAAAATGACTGGAAGAAGCTACTACCTGTTTACCCTGAGATTTGAAGGTAAAGAGTACGGTGTGCGTGAATATCCTGACAGCAACATTGTCTATGTATCTGACAGCGTGGATGAAACATTCAAGACAAAGATTGCACTTGACCTTGAAAGTCATGATATCAACTATGTTCTTCTGTCACGCTACAATGAATACATTACAAAACTTCGGTTCTTCTTTGACCACGGATGTTTCCGTTTCAAGAATCAGGAATGTAAAAATGCAATCATAAATATGTTGTGCTACAAACAGATATAGTGTATAATATTATTGTACCGAAAGGTACGCACTCTCTGTCTGCTTTGGCTTGACGTTATGTTTTTTCATCGAGTACCTCCTTATTTATGAAACGCAAAAGAAAAAGAGTATTGGGTCTTACCCAGTACTCTTTTTCTATATGTATCGACTCATCCTGTATCGCTCATGCGGTTAGCTGTCCGACAGTGGCAAGGCACCACTTAAGGCGTGCTATTCCTCACCACCCAATGATTGATAAGCAGGATGTGATACCCATATAATTTACTTCATTGTGAAGTCAGTGTCAACTAGAATTACACCACCGTCAATTCTTTTCGGTAGCAGTTTACCACTCAGCTTCAGTCCTGCATGGAAGTCCTTCATTGTCTTTTCACCCTTTTCCATTTCATCAATGAATATATTCTTACAGGTCTGTGGCATTCCAGCACACTTTACATTGTAGTATGGTTTTTCTACTTCTTCCAAATCTTCATGCGTGACGTGTTCAATATATGTTTTCTGTCTGACAAAGATGCCCTTATCCCAACTGCTTTCAAGTTTCCAGCAACAGAAGTTAGTAGGATGTACCCTGATACCTTTGATTTCATCAGGCGCAAGGTCACAGTGAATACTGTCTGTATCCGCATAGATAAAACCTCTTTTATGTTCTCCATAATAGTTCATCTGAGCACTTCTGATTGTGAAGTTTCTTGCATAGCTTGTGATTGCACTTCCTACAGCAATGTAGCCAGCCTTTTTCTTGTGTTCTTCCACCAGTTCAAACTTCAGTACACCATTCTCAATATAAGGTCGCTGATAACTGCTCACGTCACTGCTTGCCATCTTGCCATACAGATTGTTCAGGAACAGTTTCGCAAGTGTACGCATTGCCCCCTTGCTGTTCTGCTTGATTTCCTTGTACTTATTTATATAGATATCGAACAGTCCTGTTTCTGTATGGAACCAGCATCCATGAAGTATCACTTCATCATAGACATCATAGTGGTCATGCAACAGCCTGTAGTCTGTACAGGTCAGTGTCAGCCTTACTCTGTCTGTAAACTCTCTACCGTTTCTATCGAATCCATGCGTTACCTTCTGACCATTTACTGTAGGTCGTGAATCCTTCAGACACTCTGTAGAATGATAGAAAGGTGAACCCTTTATCTGAATAAATGGAAGATATCCTTCCCTGATTCTGAAGGAACATTCAATCGTAATGAAGAAGTATTTTTTATCTCCTCTTGCCTTTTCAGGTATCTCATTACCATACCAGAATGCAGGTGCACCTACAGGATATCTGTTACCACTTTCGCTGTGCATCATGGATGGATACAGACTGTTTACATCTGCTGTCAGTCCTCTGTACTTTATCATGTTTGTCTTTTCAGGTACAACATAGCACCATCCACCGTGATAGCTTTTTCTGATATACTCATCTGCATTGCCTGCACCAAAGATACGTTCATCAAGTGTGTACTCTGTCAAATCAGGGAACCAGTTATCCCAGTCAACCCCAATCAGATTCTTATATTCTGCAAGGCAACAGCTTCCAATTGTCAGCCTGTCATGTCCTTCACCGAACATGAATTCCAGCGCTTCCTTCAGTACAAGTACATCATTCTTGATGTATTCAATATCACTTTCACTGCAGTCTGCTAGACTGAATTTGTTCGTGTATTCCATGTCAGTTTTCTGATGCTTTGTATTGAATGCCTTGCCCACCTGTTTCAATGTGAATGGAAACAGCTTCAGTGAATCCCTGATAGTTATCTTTACGCCTTTGTAGTTTACCACTATCATGTACCACTGCCCCATGTCTGATATCACAGTGTTGAATGTTCCTCTCTCTTTTGCCTTGTGATTCTCTGTGAATGTGAACCTGTTCTTCAGAAGCCAGTCAACAATGAATGCACCGTCAAACTTCAGGTTATGATAGTACAGTATGAACTCATCCCATGGTCTCTTGCTGCGATAAATATATTCAAATGTATCTTTAATATTGCCAAACAGTTTTACATCTTCACTTCCAAGCTCTACCATTGCACTTGACCATACCTCTGTATGTATCTGTCCTTCATAGACAGTTGTTTCAAAGTCACACGCATAGATATGCTTTGTTGTTACGTGCTTCATCAGTACTTACTCTTTCTATGTTTCTTCATCCCCTGTTTCGTAAGGTGTACCTATGGTGCTCATTTCTGTATCTGTGACTTCAATCTTCATATCATTATCAATCATATTTCTAAGAGTTGACTCCATGTATCTGAAGATATCATTTACCTGAGACTGATTGCTTGCATACGTCAGGTCTTTAGCCTGTCCTAAAAGAAAGGAATATTCTTCTTCATTCATGTCCCTTCTTCTCAGGTCTACAAATGCATCCAGCATATCAATGACAGCGTCTTTTTCAGTAAAATCAAGCATATCACCACGAACAGAAACAGCTGTATCAGGATAACTGTTCAACAAGTCCTTGATTTCATCAACATTCTTGATTGTCTGCTTTCTCAAAGTCTGAACCTTTCTTCTTTCAATCAGCTGACCCTGTGCTACACTCATCTTTCTACCATCATCAGACACATAGCTTCTTGCCTTTCTGATAGCCTTACTTTCAGTTGAGAACTGCTTCAGATAATTCACATCAGCCTTTGTTGCGATACCTTCCTTGATTCTGCTCAGTCTTGTCTCAAATGCTTTGACTGTACTCTTCAGGAACTTGAAGCTCTTTCGCTGTGCTGTCAGCAAATTCCTGAATGCTTTTTCATAGGCTCTCATTGCACTCTTGGTGTAGTTCTTCTTTCTTGCCATAGGTACTCCTTTCTTATACAAGAATATAAATCAATTATACTCTTGTATAAGAAGTCAACACAATGGTTGACTTCATCTTTTAATATGGCAAATCACTTGCATTGATATCAGCTGTCACTTCTACAAACTCAATGTTTGTTGTAGATACATTGCCCCTTGTTCTATACTCTGAGAAGTGAATTGCTACCTTGCCAGCCTTGATTTCCTCTACACTTGGTTCATCAGCAAGAATCTTTTCTACTGTATCCTTAGTCCATGATGGCAAGTTGATACCTCTATTGTCAGCTGTTACAGCAAATACTGAGTCACCATAGTTTGCCATGTCTGATTTGTGCCATCCAATGGCTACAATCTGAACTGTCTTGCCCTGTAAATCCTTAGCCTTAATCCATGTGCTTACCTTCTTCAGGTCAATGTCGAATACCCTCTTCTGTGTGTTGTTGAATTTTGTAATGTTTAACATAATATACTCTCCTTTCATTACTTATTCATACTGCCCTTTTGCATGAGTGGGTAGATAACTCTCAAATCCTTAAGGAAGTTATACAGATACTTTCTTGTACCAGTCGTTACGATTCTGTTCCCTACTTTCAGTTCAAAGTCTGTATCTTCCTGTTTTGTAACAAATATGTCAAGCGCTGTTTCACGTGAAACAATATCTACCATGCTAGCAAGCATTGCCTTTGTAGTTACATTCACTCGGTTCTTTTTCATACTGTCACCTCTCTTTCTATTACTTATATAGTATACTATAAGCTGTGCTATAAGTCAAGAACTTATTTCAAATCTCCAATCATTTTCATCATAACATCATATGCCTGTGACAGTCTTGCATAGTACTGGATGTAAACGTCTGTATCAATGACTCTTGTTAACTTGTAGCACTTTGATACTCTTGTAATTGTGATACATGCTTCTTTATCGCTCACCTGTAGTCTGAATACTGCTAAAATCTTATCCTCTGTGACTTTCATAATCCCAACTCCTTTAATTTATATTGCCTGCCTACTGTCATACCTTTATACATTGTATTTCTTGTAAAATACGGTAAATTCATTACATCAAAATTATTCAATATAATTGCAATATAATATCCACTTCCGTTCTTTCTCTTAACGATATATGATACCCTGTGTCCAAATGGCTTAATTACATCTGACAGGTACTTTCTTTCTACTTCATCCAGTACTGGCTCTTTTTCTTCTTCAAGTAGCCATTTAAGAACACGTTCTCCACATCCTTCACAATTAAATCCTTCACAGTATCCGTTAACCATCTTTCTACGTAATAGTGTATCAATATCACATGCATTTAAGTTTTTTAATACAATATCCTTATACTTTTCAATGTTTCTCATATTTTTACCTACTTTCTATACTGTACATTATATACTTCACCATTCAAGTCTGTCATGATATTACTGTATCCATTTCTAATCACATTCACAAACTCACCTGTTCTTGAATTGAACATCATGTCACCATTTATCGTGATATTGCTTGTGTTGCCTTGACTGTCTAACAGAATACCGTTATAATCGTCAACCATTGTTATCATGTTCATTTTATTCACTTCCTTTCTCTTTCATTTTCTTCACAATGTATTCCTGTACTTCTTCAGCATATCTATAAACATCTTCATAGTCATGTGAATACTTGCTCAAATCCTTTGCACACTGCTTAATTTCTTCCAATGCTTCAAAATCAGCGCCATTGTCAGTGTAATGCTCTTTTACAGCGTAATTTGCTATTATATCAACCAATTGATACAGATGCTGTGCGAAAGTCATTTCCTGTTCCACTCTCTTACCTCATGAATCAATCCTATTACAGCTATTGCCTCAATTAATGCCTGTAATGAATAACCGAATGCACAAGCTAGAAAATAACGCATATCATTCACCTTCTTCCATTGACTCTTTAATCTTTCTCTTTGCCTGTTCTATTTCTTCATATAAATTTGAATACATTTGATTCTCAATCAAATCCATACAGCGAAGACTCACAAACAAATCTTCAATCTTACCTAGATACCATAAACTGTCAACCTTTTCAAAATCATTTGAAAGATTCTCAAAATCATCCATAGTAATTTCAATCGTTTTCTCAACCGCTTTGTAATACTGTTTACGCAATTCTTTCTTTTCCATTTTTCTTCTCCTTTTAGAGGTTTTACCTCATAGATGGATTCAATCTCTTGAGTCCGTCTATGAGATAGCAATCAGTGATTGCGTATCTCTTATTTCATAGCTTTTGCTGTTAGCATTGTACCTTTTTTGATATGTTGAATAACTTTACAATAATCAATACTTTCAATCATATCCATAAAATACAATGCATTCAGGAATCCACACATATTTGTTTTAAACTGTTCTTTTGGCATACCTATTTGTAAATTTGAATTATAATACTTTCTAATTAATTTGAATGTTTCCTTTTTCATACCTTACCTCATTTCTTGAATATACTATACCATATGTTATATGATATTGTCAAGGGTTATTCATAAATTGTATGAATTAATTCAAAATCCATACTTTCAAGTTCACTGATTCCCTCTAAAGCTGTTGGATATACAGCGACTGAAAAGGCTGAAAGTGCTTTACAGTCAGCGAATACAGCAACACAGAAAGCGAACAGTGCGCAACAGTCTGCTACAGTAGCTACTACAAAAGCAAGCGAAGCACAAACAAGCGCTAATAATGCGAAACAGTATGCTGATGAAGCTAAAGAGTCTGCTAGTCTTGTCGGAGAAGATGTAACACAGCTGAAACAACATGTAAGAAGTCTACAAACAGCAGTTAGTGAAAATACATCTGATATCTCATCACTTACTACAAAGGTTAATAACAATACTTCTGATATATCATCACTTACTACAAATGTTAATAATAATACTACTCAAATTAGAACCTTGCATTCTATGCTTGCTGTATACTGGAAAACACTTTACCCAGTAGGTTCTATCTATATCAGTACAAGTTCTACTTTCAATCCTCAGACTGCATGGGGTGGAACATGGAGAAAGACTTCTAATGGAAGGTGCTTGATTGGTGCGAATGATACCTATCCATTAGGGTCAACAGGTGGTGAATCAACACATACCTTGACTATTGAAGAAATGCCTACTCATAGACACTCTTCAAGTAGAGTAAATTGGTACAATGATTTACAAAATAATGGAATAGACACAAATATTGCTGCACAATCACATCTAAAAGCTGATGGACCAGATACTTATACAGCCTACGCAGGTGGTTCAAAAGCACACAACAATATGCAACCATATTTAGCAGTATATATTTGGGAACGTACTGAATAATAAAGTTAATACATTAAAGAAAGGAATTTATATGGAAGATAATAATTTCAATAAAACAGAATTATTTGAGAATTGCTATTGCCAAAAAGTATTACCTCTTGCTTATGATAATTCACTGTCATACTATGAAGTACTATGCAAACTGACAGGAAAAAATTAATGAATTAATTGATATCATAAATGAAACAGGTAACACTATAAGTGAAGAAACAGCACAAAGAAGTGAAGCTGATACACAGTTACAAAACAATATTAATACTGAAAAAACTGCTAGAGAAAATGCAGATGCTCAACTACAGACGAATATTGATACACTGTCTAATAATGTTTTTCACAAAAATCAGGTAGTTCCTATTGCTAACGGTGGAACAGGGGCAAACAATAAACTAATTGCTATTAGAAATTTAACTAATAATATTGGGTGCCACGCTTCAAACGGTATTTTCTATCTTACAACGTATATTTCTGCTTCATCAGAAATAACACTCGACATAAAAATGAATCATTCGACCAGATTAGTTTTATTAATTTATATTAATTTATAAGTACTCAATAGAGTACTTATTATTTCACGTGAGAGTTAGTGGGAACTAATTATTGTGAGATTGTAATACATACA